GCGAAGGCGTTCTCCAAGGAGCGCATCGCGCCCATGATCCGGGACACGCCGGCGCTGCGCACGATCTTCGCCGAACCCAAGAGCCGGATTTCGAGCAATACGATCGAGGAGAAGCTCTTTGCCGGCGGCATGCTTGCCATTACCTCGGCGGGCTCCCCAGGGAACCTCGCCCGGCGGGCGATCCGTTTCCTGTTCTGCGACGAGGTGGACAAATATCCTGCGACGGCCGGCCCGGAAGGCAACCCGATCTCTCTGGCGCGGAAACGGCTGGCCACGTTCCGGCACCGCAGGAAGGAAATCCTGACCTGCTCGCCGACCGTGGCCGGATCGGAGATCGACCGGGCCTACGAGGCCTCCGACAAGCGGGAGTATTACGTTCCCTGCCCTGTCTGCGGATGTATGCAGAGCATGATGCTCAAGTTCCGCACGCAGGTCCGCTGGGACGAGAGTTTATCGAGCCGCGAGGAGCAGGCCGAATCGGCGCGATATCACTGTGAAGAATGCGACGCGCCCTGGAATGATGCACAGCGATGGAATGCAGTAGAGCGCGGAGAATGGCGGGCCCATGCGCCTTTTCGAGGGATCGCCGGCTTCTGGATCTCGGAGCTCTATTCGCCGTGGAAGCGGCTGTCAGAGATCGTGCTGGATTTCTTAACGAAGCAGGGAAACTCCGAGGATCTGAAGACCTTCATTCAGACCTCCCTGGCCGAGAACTGGCTCGACAAGGGCGAAGCGCCGGAGTGGGAAATGCTGCTCGGCAGGCGCGAGGCCTATCAGCCGGGCACGGTGCCCAAGGGCGGACTATTCCTGACGGCCGGCGTGGATGTGCAGCGGGATCGCTTGGAGTGCGAAGTGGTAGCCTGGGGACGGGACCGGGAATCATGGTCTGTGGATTACCAGATCTTCGAGGGCAAGACATCCGAATCTGCGGTGTGGGAGAAGCTGGCAGCCTTCAGGTCTGGGACATATCAGACGGCAAGCGAAATGCAGATTCCGATCTCCCGGATGTTCGTCGACTCCGGGGACGGAACGACGACAAACGACGTTTACTCCTGGGTGCGGACCCAGCCGGCAAGCCAGGTGGTCGCAATCAAGGGAACGGACAAAGGCATTCTGCCAGTCGGTCAACCTTCGCCCGTCGAGGTCACTATCGGGGGACGAAAGATCAAGGCCGGGATCAAAATCAGGATAGTTAATGTCGCTTTTTTCAAGGCCGAATTGTATGCGAATCTCAAGAGTCGTCCGCCAACTGACGAAGAGCGGGCGCAGGGATTCGTCTGTCCTCCCGGCTACTGTCATTTTCCCTGCGGCGCTAACTATGGGGATGAGCATTTCAAGCAGCTCTGCGCCGAGCAGCTCGTCGCCCGGTTTAATCGGCGCACAGGCAGAACGAAGCAAGAGTGGCAACAGATGCGTCCTCGTAACGAAGCGCTCGATTGCCGTGTGTATGCCAGAGCGGCTGCTTGGGATCGCGGGCTGGATCGTATGCAGGACCGTCATTGGAAGGCCCTGGAGAGTGAGTTGAGAGTTATGCCAACCAGGCGTCCGCAGCCGCAAGCCGTGCAATCCATCGCGCAACCTTCGCCAGGCATCCCGCTGAGTGAGATCCGCCGAGAAAGCTATCTCGGCGACCGGACGCGCAACTGGTTCAACCGATAATGGCCTGGACAAGTTCTGATCTGGCGGCGATCGAGAAAGCGATCGCGAGCGGTGAATTGTCAGTGCAGTTCGCGGAACGCCGCATGCAATACCGCTCAATAGATGAACTCCTCAAGGCGCGCGTGGTGATCAAGGAAGAATTGGCACAGGCCGGCACTTCTGTCGCTTCGGTCCGTTCTACTTACGCGACTTTCACCAAAGACTGACATCATGAATTGGCTTGACAAGAGCATCGCCTGGCTCTCGCCCCAGGCTGGCCTGAGGCGCGCGCGGGCGCGGATGATGACTGAGGCTGTCCTGGCCTACGAAGGGGTCCGGTCATCGCGCCGGCAAGGCGGATGGAATACAACCAACGCTTCCGGCAATGCCGAGATCGGTGCGGCGAACTACAAACTCCGGGCGAATGCCAGAGATCTATGTCGGAACAATGCCTACGGCCGGAAGGCGAAGCGTGAGTGGGCGAAACGAGTAGTCGGAACCGGGATCACACCGCGGCCAGACACCGGGAGTGAGGCGGTTAACAAGACAATTATAACTTTCTGGGACCAGTTCGCCGAACAGTGTTCCACGGATAGGAGGATAAATTTCTATGCCGCCGAAAAGTTGATCGTCTCCAGTTGTTATGAATCGGGTGAGGTTCTTATCCGACTATGGGACCGCAGACCGGACGATGGTCTTGCGGTGCCCTTTCAGATACAGATTTTGGAGGCGGATTATTTGGATACTGATCGGACTCAACAACTGCAGAATGGTTGGATCATTCAGGGCGTGCAGTTCGACCCGATCGGCAGGATCACCGGGTACTGGCTCTACAGCAGCCATCCCGGGGATGTGATCATAACCTCATTACGCGGCATATTGAGCAAGTTCGTGCCGGCCGAGTTCATCCTGCATCACGGCGAGGTGGACCGGCCCGGAGACGTACGGGCCGTTACCAGGTTCGCATCAGTGATTGCCAAGCTCCGCGACCTGGATGAGTACGCTGATGCCGAGATCATGCGCAAGAAGATTGAGGCTTGCATCGCCGCCATGATCACACAGCCGGAAGGAGCCGAGGGTCCGACCATCAGTTCGGCCGCCGTGGATGGGACGACCGGACTCAAAGTCGAGGAATTCCGGCCGGGGCTCGTCATGTATGGGGCGCCAGGCGTGGACGTGAAGTTCTTGAACCCGGAGACGTCTGGGGATTACGCGGCCTACAAGAAGGCGGAATTGCGGGAAGTTGCCGCAGGTCTTGAGATTCCCTATGTTGTCCTGGATGACAATCTCGAAGCGGTGAACTATTCGAGTTACCGGGGAGGCCTGCTCGCGTTCCGGGACGCGATCGAGGAGTACCGCTGGAACTGGCTGGTGCCGCAGGTCCTCAATCCGATTTGGCGGCGCTTCATTGACAAGTTATGGGTGATGGGCAAGATCTCCGAGCGCAACTATCGCGTCCAATGGGATCCGCCGCCATTTGATCTGTTGGATCGAGGAGCGGAGGCTGAGGCGGATCGACTCGAATTGCAGATCGGCAAAAAAAGTTATCCCCAACTGGTCGCTTCATTGGGCAATGACCCCGAGCAGCAGATCGCGGAGATTACGGCCTGGAAGGCGAAACTTGAAGCGGCCGGTGTAACTTTCGCCAAAAGCACGGTGGAATCGGAGCAGGCAGCAATAGGAGGAAATGGAAATGCCAATTCCAAAGCCAAAGAAGGATGAGAAGGAGCAGGACTTCATCAGCCGTTGCATGGGTGACGACGTGATGAACAAGGAGTATCCCGATCAGAAGCAGCGCGCGGCCGTCTGTTACACGACCTGGAGGAACAAGGATAAGACCTCCGGCGAGCCGGCCGCCATCGAGGCGCTGCGGAACATGGAGTTCCTCGCCGGCCAGCCGGTAAGTTCCATCAATCCCGAGAAGCGCACGGTCGATATTGTGTTCTTCACGGGGGTTGACATTCCGCGCATGGATTGGTGGACGGGTGACAAATATGTCCTGCGCTTTGACCCCAAGGGTGCGGACCTCTCGTTGCTCAACAATGGAGCCCCGGTGCTGGACAACCACAGTCGATTCGACGGCAGCGCATCACAGAAAGGCAAGGTTGAGCGTGCGTGGGGGGAGAATGGCAAGTGGATGGCGACCTTGCGTTTCTCCAAGCGTTCGAGCGTGGATGACCTTTGGGGAGATATCCAGGATAAGATCGTGACGAAGTTCTCGATGGGAGTCGAGATCTTGGAGAAAGAGAATCTGCGCGAAAACGATCACCAGGTTGTGCTTGCTAAAAGTTGGAGGCCTTTTGAACTGTCAGTCGCGCCAATACCGGCGGACTGGAACACGATGTCTTTAGCCGCACAAAAATGCGGTATTTCAGAACGGGCAAATGCCCAGGAGGATAAGATGCTGCCAGAAGACACGACCACGGGCACACAGGCCCGTGCTGATGACAAGGAAACCGTCACTGCTCAATCGATCATTGAGGAGCAGTTGAAGGCAAGAGAGGCTGCGGGAGGGCTCAAGGAACTCAGCCGTGTGATGCGCATCCTTGAAGTCACACAGACTCTTGGACTTTCCAATGGTTTCGCCGACAAGCACATCAAGGCGAAGACGCCCATTGACAAATTTCAGACGCTTGCACTTGACGAACAGGTTGAGCAGGCGAAGCGCTTCCCCAATACCCCTCCCGGCCGCGTCGCGACCTTGGTGCGCGATGAGGTCGATACCCGACGTGAATTGATGGGTGCGGCGGTCTTCGGGATGATGAGCCCGAAGAACTTCAAGGAGGATTCGCACAACCCATTCATCGGCCTTACACTCAAGCAGATCGCTGAGGAGTCGGTCCGTATCCAGAACGGCCTGCGGAGCGTGCCCAAGATGAGCGATGTTGTGACGATGGCAATGCAGACGACGGCCGATTTCGCCGCCGTATTGGAGAACACGGCCCGCAAGCAGTTACTCGCCATGTACCAATACGCCAACCCGACTTATCGGGTGTGGACGAAACAGTCCACCACACCAGACTTCAAGACCATGACCCGCGTGAGACTTGGCGAGACACCGGAATTCCTAAAGGTCCCGGAAGGGGCTCAGATCACGATCGGCCTGATGACCGATTCGAAGGAAAGTTACTCGCTGGCAACCTATGGCCGGGGCATCAGTTTCACGCGGCAGATGCTCATCAACGACGACCTGGGAGCATTCAATGATTTGATCGGCCAGTTTGGCGTGCAGGCGGCCAGACTGGAAAACAAGACCGTGTATTCCATCCTGAACACCAACGCGAACATGGCAGACGGCATCGCGTTATTCTTCGCCAGCCACTACAACCTCGGGACTGGCGTCATTGGAAACACCGCGCTCGACGCGATGTTCACCGCGATGGGAACCCAGAAGGGCATCGACGCCAAGACGATTCTCAATCTGACGCCGAAATATTTGATCGTTCCCAAGGCGAAGGAGGCCACTGCCAGGGCCGCTGTGATGCTGATCGGTCCGAACGTGAAATCAAGCGACCAGAACTGGTTTGCTGGCAGGCTCGAAGTCGTCGCCGATGCGGAGTTGGACGGCACGAGCACGGTCGTGTGGTACGGCGCGGCCGAGCCGGGATTTGCTCCAGGCATCGAGTATTGCCACCTGGAAGGCCAGACTGGGCCACAGTTCATCCGCAAGGACAACGAAAGCGGCGTTCTCGGGATTCAGTTTTATGCCTATCTTGACTTCGCTGCAAAGGCGGTCGATTGGAGGCCGCTGTACAAGTCATCCGGCGCATAGTCCGAACCGGTTTTGATCATTTCGAAATTCAACGTAAAGGCCTCGGGTAACCGGGGCCTTTTGATTTAGGAGAGTCAAAAATGGCAGTAACAGCTTCTGGTTTGCAAGTTCCAACGCCTCCGCTAGTCGCTCCTGATGGCACAGTCACGGCAAAAACTTCGACTGGCAACCTCGCGATTGCCGACTACGGCGTCAACCTCACCAACACGGGTGCCGGCGCTGCGATCGTGCTCACGCTCTTGGCAGCCGCATTGGCCGCTGGCATGCCCTTGAGGCTATACATCACCGCTGCCTATACGGTGACCTTGACTCCGCAGACCGGCGAGAAGATCTATCTCGCCGGCAGCGGCGTGGCTTCCAAATATCTGCTGGTCGCCGGCGTGATCGGGAATTACGTCGATCTCTTCTGCGACGGCGAGAAGTACCTCGTCCAGGGATATTCAGGGGTCATCACGAAGGAAGCGTAAGCGCATCGCTTATGGCGGTCGATTTCAGCGGGCTCAATGAGGCCTGCCTGTCTGCATTCGGGCAGGCCTTCATGTTCACACGCAACCTCACCGGCGACTCACAATCCGTTGTCGGAATCTTGGAAGCTGGCATTGAACTAGAAGAAGTTCCACCGGGCGATGGCAGCATATATGCGAAATTGTGGATTCAGAGTGCTGATATTGTGCCTGCTCCGGAGGCCGGCGATGAGTTTTCCACGGCCACGACGGTTTATAAAATCGTCAGGATGGAGAAAGACGCCGGGGGCGGCCTGTTGATGCTTTTACGTCAGGACCGGATGATCTGATGGCAAGAAGTGTGCGCATCTGGCAGAAGCGCCAGCTCCGGCTGGATCTTCTGACCTTCCGCCAGCGGGACATGGTGCAGATCGGATCCGCCGGCCTGCTTTCCGTTTTCAAACGACTATCCGAAGCGCGAGGTCCCACGGATGTGGCCGCGAAGCCTCTCACAAAGCGCTACGCGATCTACAAGAGCAAACTGCGAAAAGGCAATCGCCGCGATTTGAAGCTTACAGGGAAGATGCTCAAGAATCTCACGCTCAGGACCGTAAGTGACAAATCGGCGAAGGCCACGCTGACTTCGCGCAAGGAGCGCGTGAAAGGACTCGCGAACGCGAAGAGGGAGCCCTGGCTCGTCTTCTCTCCGATCAATCGCCAGACGGTCCTGGAAAAGGCGCGGCAGGTTTTTCTGGCCGCCAAGCAGCGGCTGCTGATCTGGGGGCGGATTGATTAACCCGGCGGAAATCGTCGACTCGCTCGTGGACCTGCTCCGCGACATCCCGGAACTCGTGGATGAGGTCGGAGGGGATGAAGAGCGGATCTTTGCCTATCACGACCGGTACCCGAAGAAGGTCAGCCTCGAGGTCGCGCGATATCAAATGCTATCCCCCGGCGTCATGGTCGCCTACCAGGGAACGGCTCCGGGCAGCTTCGGGGGTTTCGAGGTTTGGCGACACGAGTTTTCTATCACTCTCCGAGCTGGAGAGGAGCCCGACAATGAACCTCCCGCGGGCTATTACCGGCTTTTCCGATTGATCACCAAGGGGGTTTCGACGGGTGTCGGTCTGCCCATGAACAATGCGACCGTGCACCCTTCGTGCCATCCGATGGATACCCCCTCGATGCGGCGGCAGATCGATGCTAACGATATCGACTATTTCGAGGTTTTAATGTCATTCACAGAAATTGGAGACGACTAAATGCCAGCCAACATCAGAGAAATGTTAATCGGCTTTGGGAAGTGCAAGCAGGCCGACATCGCCACGGCTAATACCCTGGCCGGCATATGGCGGCTCGGCAAGCTAAACACCAGCTTCGGCGGCCCCAAGCTGAACACCGAGAACGACGCTCCGGAACTCGGCAAGGGCCATGAATTCGCAACGCAGGTTTTCAAGACCAGCTGGGACGTCCAGGGACAACTCGAGAAGTATCTCAGCTCGGACCTCGCGGCCTGGGTCATGGCCTTCAGCCTGGGGCACGTCGTGAAGAGCGGCACCACGCCCAACTGGATCTACACGTGCACACCCCTGGATCCGGTCACCGACGGCATCGAGCTGCCCTACTTCAGTTTCATCGAGCAGATCCGGCCCGGGGCGAATGTCGTCGTCGACCGCATGGCGGTGGGCTGCGCGATCGAGGACTGGACACTGACCGTCGGCAGCGGGCCCGGCCGGGCCAACAGCAAGCTCGTCGCGAACTACGTCGGCTCCGGCAAGCAGACCGAACCCTCGGCTATTTCCTTGCCGGCGGCCGTAGCGGAGAAGCTTCTTCCATCGGCTTCTCTGGCCTGCACGATCAACGGGGTCAACTACGTCATGAACAAGAATTTCGTCTCGCTCGAGGCGACGTGGAAGAACAACCATAGGCTTGACTCCGGTTTCTATCCCGGATCTGGCTTCCAGGATGCCGGGGACGGAGCATCCGGAGCGATCCGCGGCCGGCTAGAGGTCGGCGACCGCGAGGCCGGTCTGCAGTTCGTCGCCCGCTTCGAGCATGACTCGGACGAATTGACAAAACTGAAAGCTCTGACCGAGGGAACGGCCGTCGTCCAGCTGAGCTACAATGCGAACAATGACCTGACTCTCACCTACCAGCGTGTCATCTTCTCCGTTGCAGAGCTGGGGGAGACGGATGGGATCGTGACCGTGCAGGTCACCTGCCAGCCACTGTACCACTCGACGAACGGACTGCTGACTGCTGTTGCCAAGTGCAACACGGACGGTATCGCCCAGGCCGAAGCATAGGAGGCGGCATGGAACAGAACGGGCATGTGTTCGACGCCAGCCGGCAGATCGCGATCAAGCTCCAAACTCCTGACGGTGTCAAGACGCTTACGGTGCGGTTCCCCACGGACGAGGAGTGGATCGAGCGGCAGCGCCGGCGCAAGGTCATCATCAAACAGCTCGGGCGCGGGGCGTCGGAGACGATAATACCCGACTCCGATGAGATCGACGCCGAGCTGCTCGCCAAGCTCCGCGACGGAGACGGCGGCCCCGAGGTGGACGGCTTCGAGGCGATGCGGATCCTGGAGCAGCTGAGCCAGGCAGAGGTGGATGACGTCCTGCCTGAGGAGGGCGCTTTTCGCGTGTTCCTGCGGGTCCCCGGCGCGCTCACGCAGCACCTTCTGGAAATACCGAGCGCCAAGGATGTCATTCACCATCGTAAGGCGTTCGCGCGTGTTCTGGACCTCCAGTTCAATAAGCAATCGCTGTCAGTGAATCTCCAGGCCGCCGCGGACCTGTACAAGAAGCTCTCTCGGGAGGTCAAAGGTTACGCCGGCGGCGCCGTCCCCATCATCCACCAAGCGGCCGCGGTGCAGGCGGCCATCGGAGCGCTGGAATCCGGTCTCGGGGTGGCCGAGCCGGGAAATTTTTAGCCGAAGAGTGGCCCGAGAACCCGTCCCTGCGCTTCCTCGTGCATTGGGCCCTGCGGCGCGAGAGCCTCTGCGACGTCAATCTCTGCCAGGATTCCCCGGGCGATGGGACGCGCTGCGATCATTGTCCGCTTGACAGACTCGACGCAATGCAGAATTCCTGCGTCGGCCATCTTCTCCGCCGGGCCCTGGACCTCCGGGCCGTGCTGAAAATCGGAATTCCTCTCTCCCTGGATGACATTGATGCGGACGAACTCTATGCGATGCTCGTCATCGAAGAAGAACAAAACCGCCTGGAAGATGAGAAGGCAAAAGAACGCTGATGGCTGACAACAAGCTCGAACTGATCATCGACGTCGACGCTGGCCGAGGCAATGCCGCGATCAAGGGCGTCAATAAGAGTCTCTCCCAGCTCGAGCAGCAGGCTGTCTCTTCCTCAAAACGCGCCTCGAGCGGCATCGACGGGATGACGCTCTCGCTGACCAAGGGAGTCCTCGCGGGAAATGCCATCTACGACATGGCCAAAAAAG